CACTGCTGGTGAAACCAAGTGTAAGCGCGATGTTAGTTTCTATGTTGATGCTATTGCTTTGGACATCCACCTAGGTGGTGGTAATGTCTACACTCGTAAACTAGCACAGAACTACTTTGACGAGACTGGAAACAACTGGGTAAATAATGGTCTGCAGGGTGAAACTCAGCAGTCTAGAGTTGCTTTCCAAATGGCAGCGACCATGATGAAGAAGGCGCTGACCAATCAACTTTTTGAATATGATGAAACAATCACTCCTGGTGATGCTATCTACGGGAACAGCAATTCTCCTCAGGACAATCTCCTATCTGGAAATCCTGGTGCATGTTTTGACATCCAAACTCAACTTGATACACTTTCTGCTATTATTGAGCAAGTCATTCAAGACGAGAATCTAACCAGTCTTCCTGACGAATCAGTAACTGATATTCTTCCTCCTGGTGAGGTTAAGTGTCGCCGCGATACAGGAATCATTGTTGATGGTTTGATTGCTGATATTAAATCTCAAGGCAACTCCAACACTATTACTAACACCAAAGCATACTTTGATCGTTTTGGTAATCCTATTGCTAATGGTGTTATTGGAGAAGAGACTGAATCTATCACTACATTCTCTGCTGTTGCAACATGGGCAAAGAGAGCAGTAACAAATACATTATTTGCTAAAGACCTGACTATCTCTTTCGGTCCTGCTTATGCTAATGCAGATACTGCAGAAATTACTTACAATGGTTCTGGTAACATCGCAACTTGTCAAGACGTTCAGGCAACAATTGACACTCTAATCAATATTGTAACTAGCACACTTGCTGCTGGTAACCTTGATGGTCTAGCATCTGTTATCGTAACTGGTGTTATTCCTTCCTTCAACTATAACAGAGCACTAGAAGAATGGCAGGACAACTCTATTGTTGACCTTGCTGATCCTGATAACGTTCTTCATAAGTTTAATGCTGAGAAGGGTGGTTGTATTGTTCCTAGAGGTTGTTCACTAATTGGTTATGATCTACGTCGTACAGTTGTTCGTCCTCTGTATGTTCCTGATCCTGCTGATACAACACAAGAAAGAACTTCTATCTTCAACCTAACTGGTGGTTGTTACATCTGGCAGTTCACTATTAAAGATGGTGATCTATCTGCACAATCTCCTCTGTATGATTCAACTGCTGGTGTTGGTAAAGTTTACTATAAGAAGGGTTCAACTGATCTTGCAATTCCTGAGTATTCTCACCACAAAATCTGCATCATGGAGTATGCAGATGCCAGTGATCTTGACAACTACTATCAAAAGGTAGGCACTTCTTTCCAGCAGTTCCAACCTACCATCGATGATGGTGATTTAGAAGCACTAGTACAAGAAAACAGAATTGTTGGTCCTCTATCTGATAGTAGAACTATCGAGAGTATCAAAATTGATGACTTTACTAATTTCTCTGGTGGTATTAACGGATCTACCACAATTTCTGGCATTGCTGACACTAGCATTCTAGAAGTTGGTTATGAAGTTACTTCAACTGATCCAAATGTAGTTGTTTCTCCTAACACTAAAATTGAGGGGGTTACTGCCAACTCCATTGTAGTCAGTCAACCAATTACTGGTTCTGGAGTTATCGCATTCAAAGCATCTTATGGTTATGCTAGAGCGCGAGTAACGACTAAAATTGATCATGGATACTTTGAGAGTCAGTATGTTGCTATCATCAACTCTGGTTTGTCTGATGAAATCAACGGAACTTGGAAGGTTACCAAGATTGATGGCGCAAATCCAAAAGTATTTGAATATGAAGTTGCTGATAGAACCGCAGCTGCGCTAGGATTGGTCTCTGGTCAGACTTATCTCTCTGGAGAAGTCGGTGGAGTCTCTACAAATGCGGTAGTTCTTGCGGAAATTGACTCTGTTGAGTCCGCATCTCCTTATGTCTTTAACTGCTCTATCCGCTCGACTTGGGGTCAGTGCGGCATGTGGGCGGATGGATCTAAGGCGACTGGATTCAAGTCAATGGTCGTAGCTCAATATACTGGGGTGAGCCTTCAGAAAGATGATCGTGCGTTCATTCGTTACGACAGACTTACTAATACTTGGAACCAAGCATCACTTACTGATGCATTTGCTACAGTTCCTTACCATACTAAGGGTGATGCATACTGGAAAGATGACTGGAGAAACTTCCACATCCGTGCTTCGGATGACTCTTTCGTTCAGTGCGTTTCGGTCTTTGCTGTTGGTTTCTTCGATCACTTCCTAATGGAAAGTGGTGGAGATATGTCCATCACGAACTCGAACTCCAACTTTGGTAATACCTCACTTCACTCTATTGGTTATAAAGGATTCTCCTTCAACCAAGATAAGGGTGGATATGTTACTGACATCATTCCTCCCCAGGTTGTTAGTGCAAACAATGTTTTAATTAACCAATGGTATACCCTAGACGTTCAGGCATCCAAGAATAGATCTAATCATACTGAACTTTATCTTGGTGGAAATGGTGTTAGTGATCCTGATGAGCGTCCAGCAGCATCTATCAATGGATTTAGAATCGGCGCTAGGACCGATGAGAAACTTGCTGTAACACTCCAAAGATACCCAACTGAACCAACTGGTCCGAACGAATTTGTAAGTACCCTTACGCCTTCTGGATTCAAGACTTTTACAGTTGGCATCGAAACTCTAACCCCATCTGGTGCAAATGTTGATAACTATGCACAGGATGCTGCTAACAGAATCGAAGATAACAAGGCACTGATTCAGAATGAAGCATATCAATATATTCTTCAAAAGTATCCTGCTCTTGTTTCTAAAGATACTATCAACATCAGTAAGTGTGAAAGAGACATTGGATATTTTGTTGACGCTGTTGTCAACGACCTGAGACTTGGTGGTAACATTAATTCCATTCAGGCAGCAGAAGGTTATTATATTGCTGGTAACGTTGCATACATTGCTGGTGAATTGAACGAAACAATTGATGCTTTTGAGTACGTCAAGCAACTCATGATTGCGTCAATGCGTAACTGGGACTATAGACTAGACAATTGTTCTTGTGTTTCTGGTAGTGCAATCGTTCAAGTTCCTTCTACTCAAGGTCTTGTAATTGGTATGAAGGTTGAGCAGTATGCTGCTACAGCTTTTACTAATGGACGCTTAAATGACAATCCTGGTGCTCCTATTGGTGATGCAATTCAAAGTGGTTCTTATATCAAGAACATCATTAGTGATACTCAGATTGAACTAGGTGTTATTGGTTCTAAACTTCAGCAAGGTGTTTCCCAAAACGCTGGAGTAACAAGAACTGGTATGATCTTGCACTTTGATCTAACACAAGGTGCGTGGACTCAAATCGATCCTACTTCTGACGATACCATCACTCAAGATGCATCTGTTGATGGCAATGGTAATCTTCTTCCAGAATGTATTAATATTGCTACTACGATTGATGGTTACTTCGAGCAAATCTTCCTCATCCTAAATGGTGGATATACAGTTCTGGGTGGTAGAGAAGCAGATGCTTATAACGCTATCTTCGACAACAGAAGATTTATTGCTTCGGAAGCAGTTTATAGAATTGCAAACGATGTTCTATATCAAAATACCAAACTAGGTCAGAATTTGCTTGCATCTACAGGCGAAACGATTGAAAACGCTTGTATAGATGATGTTGCTAATGTCCTTTCTGAAATTGCATACGACATTAAGTTTGGTGGTAACTCTAGAACTTTCGATGCTGCTAACCTTTACATTCAAAGTAAAGCAGTTATTGGTGAAGAAGCAGAATCTAAAGCAGTATTTAATGAAGCAGCTGCTATTGCTATTCAGGTAATGCGCCAAGAGACAGTCTCGGTTCAAGGTTCTCATGGTCTTACACAAATTATTAATCCTGAAGTACTTCCTGAGTACGATGCAAACGGAGCATTAGTAACTCCTCCTTGTGCTGATATTGCTAATACGATCTCTACATCGATTGCGCTAATTAATTCTGGTATTGATGGTGCTGTAATTGGTAGTAAGACTACCCCAGTATTCAATTCTGTTGATAGAGTTGATCCTCCCGAACCTGGTGCTGGTCTTTCTTCTAGAGCAACACTATTCACACTGCAAACTGGTTCTTCTCTAGGTAATCCTAATCCACATGATCTGGAAACTGGTACTGCTGTTAGATTGGTTCCAAAAGCAAAATCAGGTACAAATCCAGACAAACGTGTCATTAGATTACCTGATGGTTTCAATACAAATACTAAGTATTATGTTATTGCTCCTGGAAGAAACCTCTACCCAGAAAATTTTGCACTCACAAAGCAAGTTCTAACAGTTACTGAAGCATCTGGAACAAGTTTTGCTGCTACTAATACAACTAGAGGTGCAGCTTCTGGTCTATATCGCTCAATCGTTGCTCAACCTAAGGTTGCTGGTGATGGTACGGCACTTGCATCAGGTACTGGACTCAAGTTTAACGTAACAATCAATGTTGATGGTTCTGTTACTCTTGGTGATGCTGGTATTCCTCTAGATGCAATCGCTAATGGTGGTTCTAGATACGAAATTGGTGATATTGTTGTCATTGCTGACTCTCAGATCGGCAACTCTGGAGCACCTGATTTAGAAGTTGAGGTTACCTCTGTTTCTCCTGCTGAATATCCTGGTGTATTCGATGGTAGTGAAGTTACCAAACTGATGCTTGCAACTTCTATCGAGAATGCAGCTGCAGGTATCTATATGTACTCTGCAGAGACTGATTCTGTTGACGAGGATGTAGAGATCGAACTTCAGCAGTTCACACTTGATTCTAAGTATGATCTCCATAAGTATAAGTCTAATGTTGTTGGTGCTTCTGAGATTGAGACATCTGTTGCTCATATTTTCGACGTTCCTACACCCAATACAACTCCTCAAAAAGTATTCGTAAGACTTGCAACTGATCTACAAGGTTCTGCACTACCTCAACTAAGTGGTGGTGGTACTATTGATGATCAGACACTATTCTATGTACGTTATGTCTCTAACAAGCGTTTCACACTCCACGAATCTGCAGCAGATGCAGAGACTGGTGATAGAGCACTAACATTCTCTCCTGGAACTGGCATCAACTTCTATGTTTACTCTAACAAGCGTACATCTCCTCTGCGATTTGACCCAGAATATACTGCTAACAACTCTGGTCTTTGGTATGTACAGGTCAAGGATGAATCTAATACATCTGGTGCTGAATACAATCGTTATAGCATTCTGTCTAGATTCCATGGCGGCGTAGAACTGCAAGATGATTATCAGAATAAAACTGATCCTACTCTAGATACTCGTTATCTTCGTGTTGAAGATGAGAGACCAAAAGAGGATAGAGTTTATAGATTGCGTTATGTTGTTCCTTCTTATCTGGATACAGTTCGTGATCCTCTCAATGGTTTCGTTATTAGAACTAGAACTGATGACAAGCGTCGTCTTGTTCCACAAAGAGTTCTGCTAAAACCAATTGCTGGTAATCCAAATCCTGTTGCTCAGTTCTTTAACCCTGCTGGTGCAAACGAGCAAATTGGTGGCAACAAAACTGATCTCTTGAATGATAGCATCAGAACAATTGATCCATCAGTTATTGATCTACTTCCCGAACAGCAAAATCTTTATGATCCATATCTAGATTCTAAAGTTATTGAGTTTGATTCTAAAATTGCTGCAACAATTCAATCAGCAAGAAAAGTTTCCGAAGGTGGTACTGATTTCCTAGAGGTAACTCTATTTGATCACACTATTACTAATACTTCGGTTAAGAATGAGATCTTCACAATCGTTGAGGTCATTGGTCTTCAGGGTGGATTGTTAAGTCCTAATACAACTCAAAGCAATGACACCAATAAGATTACTTGGTCAGTAACTAATGGCGAAAATATTTCCAGTGGTTCTGCATATCTGCAGTTTGCTATTCAGCATCCTACAACTGGTAGATATTCTCTAGTCCTTAAAGAAGTTGTTGGTGAAATTGTTTATAATGAAGATTCTGTAGTCCTCTTTGAACAGGAATCTACAGGCGCTACCTGTCAGTTATTTGCAACTCCTAATTCATTCGGTGATGCTAATGCTGCAGATAAGGCACTCAGAACCAACTACCTTTACAGAGTAGAAGGTTCTAATGTTTACACAGTTGCTCCTGGCGATACAATCACAGATGACACTGGTCAAAACACATATTATGTTCACAGCATTGTTGATCAAGGCGATTTTGAAGATTGCTTCTACATCTTTGACATTGATACTCTACAAGAACGTATTGCGAACCAGCAAGATGGTATTTACTATCTGACTTGCTTGCGTGGTAACATTTCTCCATTCCCAACTGGATCTGGTGTTGGTGAGAACTTCAGAAACTTCAAGTTCTCTCAACCAATTTCCTTCCTGTATCCTCAGAACTACAAGAACGATCCTTTGTGGTTCCAAGTTGATGGATCAACTGGAGTTAGAAATACCGCAATCTTGGATGTTCCTGCTACATCATCTGCTGCAGACAACTATGTACATGGTCTAGTTACAGTTAACGATTCCAAGGGCAGTGAAACTAAGGAAGCAATCATTGACATGGTTGGCAATTCTTTGCTCGCTGGAAATACTTACACAAATACTAGAGCAATCTCTGCACAAGAAGGTAACGCAACTTCTGGTTCAGAAGATAGAATGATTCCTATCTCTGGTGACTCGGAGTTCCCAACAGATCGTAAGATGTATGTTGAACTTCGTAGACCATCTATTGCAAGATCTGGTAACCACACATTTGAGTATCTTGGATTCGGTCCAGGTAACTACTCAACTGGTTTCCCACTGCGTCAGGAAGTGGTCTTAACTGACAAACAGGACTTCTATGCTCAAGCGAAGCGTGAAGACGGCGGTATCGTCTTCTACACGGGTCTGAACAGCAATGGTGACCTGTATATCGGTAACAAGAAAGTTAATGCTATTACTGGAGAAGAAACATTCCTAGAAAGTGCAGCACTTCTAGATTCTGAGGATGAAGATGAAGATGTAGGAAACCTCGTTACGACGTTCGATACGCCCGTAACGTTTAACTCTACTATTACAGTTGCAGGTAAGTCTACATTCAACTCTCCTGTTGAAATCAATGTAGAACCTCTAGATGGAACTTCTTTGAGAGTTCAGTCTAAAATTCCTAATGGTGATGATACCACTCTATTCCGTGGAGGATGGAGAGGTGGTGGTGAAGATGGTGATATGGTCATCGATAGAAACAGAATTAGAAGTGCTGTTTTCATTGTTAACGCAAGACCTGAAAATGGTGGTGTCTATGGTCAATCTTATACCTATAGAACTCATCATGCCGCTGGCAAACCATCTAATCTAACTCCTTGGCAGCAATCTAATGTCTTCGATGGTAATCAGACAGTTGAGTTTGGTGCTGGTAACAAACCATCTCCTGGTGATTACCTCCTTAAGGGTAATTTTGTTAACAAAACTGGTTCTACTAGTTGGATCTTAACCAATACATTCTCTACTATTGAGACTTCTATTGCGACAATTACTGCTGATGGTTCCAGTACACTAACAGTTAACTACATTCCTACAGTTGATAACACTGCTACCAAACTTGAAGTTGGTACTAAAATTAGAATTGTTAACTTCAGCAATAGCGTTGTTAACGGCGATTGGTTTGTTACTCAAGCAGATCCTGCTGGAACATTCTTTAGATTCCAGATTCTTGCTGCTATCACGACTGGTACAGTTTATACATGGTCAACCCAAGCATCTGGTGCTAATCTCTTTAGAGAAGATGTTAACTGGAAAGAAACTGGTATTATCGGTTCCGAGACAATCAGAACATACACTGATGAAAGAGGAGACTATAGACTTGGTATTAACACGATCGCTAGAACCGATCATACTGCAATTCTTAATGCTAACGTTAATGATTTCACAACTCCAAGAGCAACTCTTGATGTTGTTGGTAACTCCTTCATTAGTGGAACTAAACTAGTTAATTATGCTGGCGCTGGTGTTGTATCAGAAAATCGTTACGATAGTTTCTCACTCAACTCCGATCAGCGTGAAGGACTTGACGCTGCTAATAAAGCAACTCAAGGATTTATCCGCATGGATAACGCTCTGGTTGTTGCTGGTGACAGCGATGATCTAGATCAACCTGCAACTCTTCGTGTTCATGCTACTGACACTGCTCTACCTGGTGCAACGTATCAGTCTGGCGGTAGAGTTGGTATTAATACTGACTTTGAAGTTAATCTCGGAAGAGAATGTGAGCACAACTTTACAGTTATTGGTGATGCTAGAATCTCTGGTGATGTACTATTCCAAGCAGATCTAGCAGTTAATGGTGGAGACATCACTACTGATCAGCAACAATTTAATCTATTGAACGCTAATGTTCAAGACATTAACATTGTTTCTGAAGGGCAGATCATCAAGATGGGCAACGCTTCCCAAACTGATACTGAATTCAGATTGCATGATGCATCTGATAACAGCACGATCAGAATTGGTAATAGCGCCATAACTTCTAACCTCCAAATTCACAGCAGTGGTTTCAATCAACAGGTTGATATTGCAACAACACAGGATGGTGGTTCTAATCAATGTACGATCAACATGGGTGGTGCGTTTGTTAACAAAGCATCTTCATTCAATGTTGGTACTTGGCAGACAAACCTAGATGGTCAGCTACAAATTGGTGGTCAAGTTGCTTCTGGAACTGGCGAGATTGACTTGTTTACTCAGGTTTCTCACGTTAATCTCTTTAATAATGACCAGAACACTAGCATGGACTTCGCCCAAGCGGTGAACAACCTTACAATGTCTTCTCTTGGTGGTACAACTACCATTAGAAACTCGCTATTGGTTCAGGCATCAGCAACAGTTGATTCCAACATCCTCTTACGTGGTGGTACAAGTGCTGGTATCATTGATATTATTAGAGGTAGATTCTCTACTCCTATCACTGGACACCCTGTATCCAGTCTAGACAATCCTAATATTGATTTCTACAAGTACTCTACAACTGGTAAGAAGATTGATACTCCTGGTCAAGGACCATGGGGTGGACCAGAATTCGTTGAAGGTGGTGGTCAGATCAGTGGATTTGATAACTTAACTTTCGTTGCTGGTGGTAGACTTGCCGCACTTTATACATTCGTAGAACTTGAAGGTGGCACTGGTAAAGGTGCTACAGTCAACGTTAACGTTGCTGCTAATGGAAACATTAGTATTGAAACAGTAGTTAACGCTGGTAGTGGTTATACAGATAATGATACACTAACCATTCCTGGAAACAGAATTGGTGGTGCATCTCCTGCTCAAGATGCAACAATTCAAGTTGCTGGTGTTAATGATCCTGGAAATGTATATCTCCTGCCAATTACAACACCTGATCCTAATGATTTCCAAATCGGTGATCTACTTCTAATTGATCGTGGTAATCCTGCATCTCCTGATGTTGCTGGTCTTGGTGCTAATCAAGTTACCAATCTTAGAGATCAATCAAAGTCTGAAATTGTTCGTGTTGTTGGTCTGGTTAACGTTACTAATCCTGCCCGCCCATTTGAAATTAGAGTTGAGAGAGCAAAAGAAGGAACTGGAGATTCTGTATCTGCTGCACCTGCAATTGTTGGTTGGACTGATCACCCTGACGAGTGTATCATTGCAAAACTAACCAAGAATCCTGCTGCATCTTACATCACTGGTACTGATGGTAATAATGATGACGCTGTTGATCAACCACCAACAGGTATTGATGCTTCTTCTGGTAATGTAAGAATTGGTGTTGCAGAGTTTGGTGGTATTCTTACCACACAGGACTTCTTGAGACTAGATGGTACTGAAATTGTTGGTATTAATGAAGTTGTTTCTTCTGAAGTTCAATCTCTAACAGTAACTGATGGTGGCGATCCTGCTGTTATTCAGTTCAACGTTAATTCTGTAACAGGTGACACTGACATTAGAGGATCTATTGCTGCTGGTCAAGGACTCAGCAAGTTCACGATGGATTCTTCTACGGGAGATACTTTTGTCGCAGGAACTCTAACAACAGAAAATACTCTTACACTGAATGGTTCCACAGTCTTTAACCAGCAGTTCTTCACCATCACTAATGGTGGTCCTGCAACTTCTGGCGGAACAACAATTCCTCTCCGTACTACATTTGAAGTTGAAACATCTACTGGTAATACTACCTTCACTGGTGACCTTACCATTAACAACTTCCAAGGTAACCCAAGACTAACATTGGTTAACCAGTCTGGTGATCTAACAGTCTATGGTAAGTTATCTGCTCTCGGAACTGGAACTTCTGAATTCGGTGGAGACATCGACGTTGCTGGAGACATCATCGGTGGCGGCAACCTTGATCTGACTGGAGACATCACAATCGGTGGTGATCTAACAGTTAACGGCGGTGACTTTGAAGTCAACTTCCAAGGAGCTGAGAAGTTTAGAATTAACCAGAATGGTTCTTTGAACCTTAATGGTATCACGAACTTCTTCAGTACTACTGGCGCTAGAAAGTGGAATTACATCTCCGATTCTTCATATGTGACAACTGCAAATATTAATTACTTTGTCAATGCATCTGGTAATACAATTATCTTGCTACCAGAAACTGCTACAATGGGTGACATGATCCGAATTATTGACATCGGTGGTCTACTAGATAATAATACAACTCTTATTATTCGCGCCTACCAGAACATCTCTGTACAAGGTTCAAACACAAACACTGGTCTTAATCTACTAAGTGGTGTTCCTGGATCTTATACTGATACCAATGGCAACAATGTTACTTGGACCAATGATTGGACTGGTGGTGAACTAGTTGTTCAAACACCAAACGCATCGTTCGGTTTAGTGTATGCTGGAACTGCTACATCTGATGGCGGTGGCGGTGCTCCATCCAGTAAAGCTGGTTGGTACTTAATGGACGTATAAACTTATGCCTTTCTATCAAGAAACAAGAACAATGAGAGCGGCAGCGATTGGCACTATTATGCCATGGACTGGTCCGCTCTCAAAAGTCCCAGACGGGTGGATTATATGTGCTGGCGGTTCAATTGCTGCCAGAGATTATCCTTTGCTATCAAGAGCTATTCAGGATAATTATAATCCAGGTGCTACATCTACATTTGGTGGTCAGTTTCCTTCGTATGAGGGAGATATTTTTCTTCCTGCTCTTACTGGTAAACCATTAGTTGATATCGAAGCATCCTACTTTGGATCTGGAGGTACAGGACATCAGCAAGATACACCTGCTCTAGCTCAATCTGAAATTACTCCCTTTATCGGACTTAATTCTGATAATGGATTTTCTTCTACAATTAATAATGTCGTTACCGATGTTGTATTTGATTTGGTAGAAAGAGAATTCCCTGCTGGCACTGATGTTACTAATTCATATTACTTTGGTAAAGTCAGGGGTAATACAGTTGTTGAGGGATCTGGAGAAGCATCTAGAACAATATTCTTTGGTCCTAGAAAGTTAGGTAGATCTCAT